AGGGGTTGCCGGCAACAACAACAGCGCAGCCGGCGGCAGTGGAGGAGGATCCGGTGCCATCTTCTCAATGATCTTCCCGGCCTGGATGCTCCCTGATGTGCTATACATCTCTGTTGGTCAAGGTGGCGCCGGCGGCATAGGCATCGCCAATAGCGCCGCGCCCGGCGTAGCTGGTGTGGCCTCAGCAATATCTATATATCCGGCACTCACTGCTAATTTTTTGTTAGCTTCCATTAATGGTGGCGGCGCAGCAACAAACTCCACCGGTGGAACGGCAGGCACTCCTGCAGCAGCAGCCGCACAGGTTACCTTGCTTAACGCATCGTTAGCAGCATTGGGCTTTGCTTCATGGGGAGCAGCAGCAACCAACATAGGATTTGCAGGACAAGCAGGAACAGCCGGCGGAACAAATGGCGCCGCACCTGCGTTGACGATTCCAACAACTGGAATTACCGTCTGTGGTGGCACCGGTGGTGCCGGCGTCGGCAACGGTGGTGTCGTAGGAACGGCCGGCGGCGCCTATACAGTCCCGGCAAATCAGGGTATCTTTCTGCCGCACTCAGGTGGCATTGGAGGTGGTGCCGGCACCACCGGTGGCCCAGGAAGCAATGGATATCAACCGGTTAAAGGACTATCTTATTACTACGGCGGAACAGGGGGAGGATCATCAGGCGGCAGCAACGGCTCGTCAGTAAATGAGGCAACCGGTGGCAACGGAGCGACTGGCAGTGGTGGTGGCGGTGGCGGTGGTATCTTCAATGGCACCGCCACGACAGTACCCGGTGGCAACGGAGGACGAGGCGGGGATGGACTTATCATCGCCACATCGTGGTAACATGAGTTTCGATCCATTTCAACATGCTAAACTTCAGCAAGCATATACCCGACTAAAGGACGCAAGATTCCCTGACAGGGACATGTCGCTTGATGATCTAAAGAGGCTCAGTGGCACTGATAAAGCATCTAACGACGCCGCAGTTGCCACTCAGCAAAACAAAGCACAATATATGAGTGAGAACAATATCAAACCGGGCACAAAAGAGTGGTTCAAACTTTGGTTTGCCAAACCGGAACTAACCGGAGAAAATCCTTATGGCAAAACCAGTAAATAACACACCGTCACTGGTCAAAGACCCGTATGTAAAGACGCACTTCAAAACTCAAAAGGAACTTGATGACTTTGTGAAATGCTGTGACCCGATTGATGGTTATAAGTATTTTTTATCTAACTTCTTCATGATTCAGCACCCGACAAGAGGTGCCATTGTATATCACCCGTACGGCTATCAGCGTAAGTTGACTGATATCTATCATAACTATGTTCACTCTGTAAATCTGTTGCCACGACAATCGGGCAAGACAACAACTGCTGCAGGATATCTACTCTGGTTTGCAATGTTCCAGCCAGACTCCACGATTCTTATTGCAGCGCACAAATACACTGGTGCTCAGGAAATCATGCAGCGCATCCGGTATGCATATGAGAACTGCCCCGATCACATCAAAGCAGGCGTGACCACATACAACAAAGGCTCTCTGGAATTTGAGAATGGCTCCAGAATTGTATCAGCCACCACAACTGAAACAACAGGTCGTGGTATGTCTATCACGCTGTTGTATCTGGACGAATTTGCGTTTGTGCCACCTAATATCGCCACGGCGTTCTGGGCTGCTATCACACCAACACTGGCAACTGGTGGTAAGTCAATTATCACCAGCACTCCTAACTCTGATGAAGATCAGTTTGCTCTGATCTGGAAGGGCGCTAACAAGACAGAAGATGAGTTCGGCAACAAGACAGACATAGGCGTCAACGGCTACAAGGCATTCACTGCTGAATGGAATGAACACCCTGATCGTGATCAGAAGTGGGCTGACGAGATGAAAGCCAAACTTGGCGATGATCGTTTCCTTCGTGAAATTTGCTGTCAGTTTCTTATCGCTGACGAAACACTGATCAATCCTAACACTCTGTTTGTTCTACAAGGTATTGAACCAATGCTTCGGCAGGGGCAGATCAGATGGTATAAGAAGCCTGAGAAGGGCAACATATACGCCGTCGGCCTTGATCCGAGTCTTGGTACAGGGTCAGACCCAGCGGCCATTCAAATCTTTGAGGCGAATACCACTACTCAAATCGGAGAGTGGAAGCACAACAAAACTGACATACCAGGACAGATCAAACTCATTGCTCAGATAAACACATACATCGTGGAGTGTACCAAGGAACCAAATAATTTGTACTACTCCATTGAGAACAATACCATTGGTGAGGCTGCTCTGGTTTCCCTGAATGAGTACGGTGAACAGAACATCCCTGGTGTATTCATCAGTGAACCAGGTAAGAAACGCCGTGGATTCAATACGAATCGCACCACTAAACTTGCGGCATGTGCCAAGTTCAAAACGCTACTGGAAAGCAAGAAAATGTCCATACATAGTTATGGTCTGGTGTCAGAACTAAAGGCTTTTGTGGCCAGTGGCGGCTCGTATGCCGCTAAGATCGGGGAGCATGACGATTTGGTTATGGCCTCCCTGCTCATTGTGCGCGTAATTCAGCAAATATCTGACTTCAACTACGATTTGGATGAGCATATGCGTGATCACGACAACTTCATCCAACCATTACCTTTTTATGCGGTATTCATGTAGGCTTCTTCCTACACTTTTCTCCGTGAAATCTCGTAAAAACACCAGCACCTTTCCCCTCTTTACCACAATATTCGCACTTCCATGATTTCTGTGAGGGATGAGTTCCATTGGCAAGTTGTTTCTGTGTCACCTCGCTGCCGAGGAAGTGATGAGTGCCTTTAGCGATTCTGTCCTGCGCCCTTTCCCGTGCCTTTTCTCGGTCTAGCCAGTGATGTGTTCCATCTGCCACTCTCTTATCATTTACCGCAGAACCGAGGAAGTTATGGGTGCCCTTTTCTACCCGATCTTTATTGGCCTTTTTCTGTATCTTGCCGCCTAATAAGTGATGTTTACCTTCGGCAACTAATCCGCGCTGTATTTTTCCGCCGAGTAAATGATGAGTGCCCGCTTTTACTTGGTCACCTGATTGACTGCTACCATCGGCTCGCCTAAGTAGATTGTGTGTGCCATTGGCCACCCGACAGAGACTACTCTTGGATGCTAAGTCTGATACTTCCCGAGGGGATAATTTCATTCTGCTACTGAGTCTTAGGCAGGCCGCCCAATCTCCGCGGGCATAATGAATATTGTAGTGTTCCTGGATGCTGACGGATTTAAGATTGACAGGGTCATTATTTGAGTGATTTCCGTCTGTGTGATGAATGTCATAGCTTCTGCCTACTTCATCCTTTGGAATATGTCCATAATGGGACTCGTATATTTTACGATAATGTTTTGTTCCGCAATAAATACACATGCTGACTTGCTCCTTTTTAGCAGTTAGAGAGGGCGGACTTGCCGGTCGTGGCTCTCACTCCTATTTATCATTTGTTCTTGAAAAAGATAAATACCACATAAGGCAAATAAATGGCTAAAAATAATGAATCCCTAAACAACTCCCTATTCCAATTACTCCGTTCACGCGGGTATAACCCAACGCTCTTGGGCACAGATGGAAAAGAGATTCCGGTACCTGATGAAGCGGAAGTGTTTCAGTTCCACTTCATTAAGGATGACAAAGACTACGGTCCGGTCACAATTTCCATTGATGGATTGAATAAGTTAGTAATTTATTACAATGATGCCATCGCCAGCAGCCCATCAGAAGAGGGTCACTCAGAAGATACCAGCTGGTTTACTCTGCTGAACCATTTGAAGCGTTTCAGCCAAGGACACCAACTCAGTTTTGAACTGAAGAACACAGACCATTTGAAATACGACATGGCAAAAAGGAATAATATGAAAAAGATTGACGAAGCAGCAAAGTGGCGCCAAGGTTACAGCGCATCAGGTCATCCTGCAGGACACAAACATAAGTCAGGTGAAGTCGGTCCAATCGGTGGAACATTCACTAATGAGCCTTCTGGTTACGACGGTGACACAAAGAAAGTTCCGGTTCAAAAGTATCGTGACAAAGAAGATGAATTGTCTGGCCGCGCAAATACAAAGTTATCGACTACCGGAAAACCATTGCTGCCGAGAAATGCTCAGAAAAATCTGAAGGGCGCCATCAATCAATCTAAAGGAAAGCATGGTCCTGTTGGAGTGTTGCCTGAAGGTCTCGGTGATGACTTCTCCGACATGGCCAAGGGAATGAAGAATAAAGATGGTTCTCCTCGATTCGCCAATGTGCGTCAAGGCAAGCCACCAGTCAAGCCTGCTGGACAAGTAACTAACCCAAGACCTCCAGGCAAGGAAGCTACTAGTCCAGCTGACTGGTATGCTCAGGCATCCGGCGGTCGCCGGTATACTGGCGACAGTAAACTAAATAAAGGCAAGTCAGTAGTGGAACAAGGTTTAAACCTTGCTATCAAACGTGGCATTAAAAGTATAAAACGAGCAGCGCAAGGTTGGGACTCTGGCCCTGATTTACTTGGGACATTAGATGGTGATCACAGTAACTCACCAAGAAATGTAGTTAACCGCAACAAAGGATATGATGACGAAACTATAAAACAATTACGGAGAAAACCAAGTAGCGCATTTGCACATTCTCCTGCTGGGCTTCAGGCCCGTGTCCTCGATAGGGAAGCAAAGAAACGTGGCATAGAAGAAGGATATTATCCTACTGGCCGTAAGTCAAGCTATTCAGATAATATTCCAGAAGTGAAGATCATTCTGCAACATTCCCGTGCCCTGGAAGAAGGCGAACGCCGCTATCGTGCGATTGAACGCATCTTCGTGGAAAATGCCGCTGGTGAACGCTTCCTGTTAGACACAACGAAGCCAGGTCTGGCCAGAGTCTATGCCCGTCACATTGCCGAAGGCGGAACACCGTATGATGAACAAGGTAAACACATTCATTCGCTGTGCGAAGAATACACCAAGATGGCAGGATTCGTTCGCGCCACTCGCAATGGACAGTTCAACGAATCAACACAATCTCTGGTGAATGAAGGGGTCAATCACTACAATAATTTGCGCGAAACTCTACACAAGATGGCAGGTCGTCGTGGATACAATGCTTACTTTGAATCATGGACTCCTACACTCACAGAAGATGAGGATTCAACTGACCTAAGCGAAATGTTCGCCTCGACAGAACTTGATCCAAGAATTGAATCAGTGATGCCGATTCTGCGTAAGTTGAACAAAAACATCACCGAAGTTGATCACTCTGCTGAACTATCTGAATGGGCTGATGAAGTTATTGATGAGGCTCTTGGAATGGCAGGGGTTGACAGCGCAGTAGATCGTCTATCGGGTAAAAAAAAAGTAGATGAAGTCTCTAACGAGTTGCTTGGTCGCTACAAAAAGGCAGCCGGTGACCAATCGTCAGCTTTCGACCGAAACGCCGATTACCATCTGAGCAAAGGTTCACCTGAGCAAGCCGCGCCGTGGACACAGAAAGCCAACAAACGCTTCTCTGGTATTGTCAAGGCCACAAACAAAGAATTTGCAAATGACAACAAACCTAAACAGGTTGAGGAAAGTCCCAAGACCGACTTCAGAAAAACTGTGGAACAGCAACAATATGCCACAATTGAAAAAATCAAAAACAGTGACTTCTCGGCCCCTGCTAAAGAATATCTGATCGCTATAAATGATCCTACCGGAGCACCATTTCGGTTGAGTTATCGCAGTTTCCCTAGAGGTCAGGAAGCCAGAGAAAAGGTAAGACAGGAAATAGCACAAAAATATAATATTGATCCTGAATTACTTAATCAAGCAGATCAGGAGCATCTTGCTGGATACGGACGACAGGCCGCTGACATCTTGAATAGAATCAACGGTCCGACTCCGGTAGACGAGGCTGATGGCCTTGAATCAAACAATCCAGAGGGTATTCCCGAGGCAACTAATCCAAGACAAGCCGAGCGTGATCGTCGCAATGCCATCATGACCAAAGCAGCAATGCCAAATGAGCCTAAACAGACTCAGGCGCATTTCCCAGACACCAAGCAAGGTGCAGTGGCTTCGTTATCTAAAAATGCTAACCCAAGATTTGTCAAGCAAATGGATCTGCCAAACTGCGTGGTACATGCTGATCCACAAGTCGAGGGTGTATGGGCCATTGACAACTTCAAAACAGGTGTGCGAGTAATCGTTTACCTTGCTGGATACCAAGAACCGGGCGGAGACATCCGTGGACCATACGATGACTTTGAAGAAGGTCAAATTCCAAAACGCGAGATGATGCGTCATCAGCGTAATGATCAGGCCCAGAATGATGTGGAAGATGAAATGATGGAAAACCGAGATGAACTAGACAATCAAAGTCGTGGCCTCCTCGCACCAGGTGGAATACTCAAAAAACTGAAGAAAGACCTAAGATATGCTCTGGACTCAGGACTCAGTTCAGAACAAGAGGTTGCCCGATTGCGAGCTAAGATTGCGGAACTTGAGGGTAAGAAGAAGGATACAGAAGTAAAAGAAGACCTCGGCCCAGAACAAAAGAAAGTCGGGCAAGCTGGACCAACCGATCCGGCACCGTTGCGTGGTAAGTTAGTCGGAGCATGTGAGAGTGTTGATCATTTGGCACACATCGTAAAACTCTCAAAAGGATGATAAATAAGTGTAGTTCGCGGGACGGCAATCCCCAACTACTCTAACGCTTGAAGGAGCATCAGCATGACTATTTATTCTAAACCAAATCCACCAGACGGGTTCTATGTGTATGCCTATCTGCGAGAAGATGGCACCCCTTACTATATCGGCAAGGGGAAAGCAAAACGGGCATGGCGTAAAGGTTCACCAACTGAGGAGCGGGTGAATATTCTGGAAAGTATGCTTTCCGAAGAGGATGCCTTTGCACTAGAAATAAAATTGATAACCAAGTACGGAAGAAAAGACCTTCAGTCCGGGGTTCTAAATAACCGAACTAATGGCGGAGAAGGTTGCTCGGGGTCTATCCATACCAAGACAGATGAATTTAGACGCAGAGTAAGTGAAAGATTTACTGGCACTAAACGCCCCGATATTTCTCTGATATTCAAAGGTAAACCAAGGCCCAACCGCACTGAGCAACATAGGGAAAATATAAGCAAGAGTAAACGCGGAATTAAGATTACACCGCAGTCAGTTGTCTGCTGTCCACACTGCCAACTAAACGGTGGTGCGTCGGCAATGATCCGTTACCATTTTGACAACTGTAAAAATAAAAATTGAATTTACCCGCAGTGGGATAAATACTATTGACTTAGAGGACATTACTTGCTATAATGCTTCTTAGTTAGTCACTCATGCCGAGTGGCGAATATAAAAACCGACACCATGTCAATTTAAATAAAGGAAATATATCATGGCAACTTTAGCAGAAATTAGGTCGCGTATTGCGGCACAAGAAAACAAGTCTAACAAGTCATCTGGTACAGGTGACAAATCAATCTACGCACACTGGAACATGGATGAGGGTACAACTACCACTCTCCGTCTCCTACCCGATGGTGACACCAGTAACCCATACTTTTGGGTCGAACGTCAAATCATCAAACTCCCATTTATGGGTGTCAAGGGTGACCCTTCGGCGAAGCGCGTAGAAGTTCAGGTGCCATGTGTTGAAATGTTCGGACCGGAGTATCACTGCCCGATTCTGGCAGAAGTGCGCCCGTGGTACAAGGATGAAACTCTCAAGGAACTGGCAAACAAGTACTGGAAGAAACGTGCTTATCTGTTCCAAGGTTTTGTTCGGGCAAATCCAATTGGTGATGACGAAACACCGGCAAATCCGATTCGTCGCTTCATCATCTCTCCGCAAATCTTCACCATTGTGAAGGCTTCGCTGATGGATCCGGAAATGGAAGAACTGCCAACTGACTACCTTCGTGGTCTTGATCTGAACATCAAGAAAACATCCAAGGGTGGTTATGCGGATTACTCCACAAGCACATGGGCACGTAAGGAATCGGCACTGACCGATGCCGAACAAGCCGCGATTGAAACACACAAACTGTTCAATCTTGCTTCCTTTCTGCCGAAGAAGCCAGGTGAAGCAGAACTGCGTATCATCAAGGAAATGTTTGACGCATCCGTTGACGGCAAGCCGTATGATCTGGAACGTTGGGGTCAATACTATCGTCCATGGGGGCTTGATGCTCCTGCTGGTACATCGGCTCCGGTGACAGAAACGGCAACTCCGGCATCTAAGGCGCCCGAAGCATGGGAAGATGATGTCAAGGCAGCAGAGACATCGGTAGTGGTGCCTAAGGCAACAGGCGGTGACAAAGCCGCTGACATTCTTGCGCTGATTCGTTCGCGTCAGAAAACTGCCTAATCCAATAGGGGCCGTCGGTCCCTATTTCAGGAGAACAATATGACCCTACCAGACGAAAGGTACCGCGCCCTAAAGGCAGGTAAAAAACTATTGGAAGAACTATGTGATCCGGGCAAGACACCACGGGTACCAAGCATAGTACGAG